ATTAGTCTAAGATTTCCCACATTTAAAATTCTTCATGGACAATCTAGATCAATATAGTATAATATTATCTCAAAAATCATATAATAGAATACTAAAATATACTATTTTAGGAGAAAGACACTCTGGCACAAATTGGTTAGAAAAACTTATTTCAAGTAAATTTGAACTAGAATTGACATGGGAATTTGGATCTAAACATTTTATAGATACATTAGATATTAATAAAATGTCAATTGCAAAATCAACTGTTTTTATTTGTATATCTAGAAATATATATGATTGGATAGGTGGATTCTATAAGTCACCACATCATGTTAATCCAGAGATTATAGGTTCTCTTGACAAATTTTTGCTTTCTGAATGGGATTGTAGAAATTTAGATTTTAATTTTTTCACTAAGCTGAAATACAAAAATATTTTTGAACTCCGAACTCTTAAACTTTTATACTACTATTTATTCTTACCAAACATAGTGGATAATATGATTATTATTAGATATGAAGATCTAATAAATAATGTTAAACAAGTCATGTCAGAAATATCTTCTATTATTGATATTCAAATTAAAGACGAAACTTATTCTAAGATTTTACGCCCAAAATCTAAAGTTCCATATGTTTTACCTAAAAATATTTTACAAATTATTAATATAAATACTGATTGGTCAGTAGAAAAACTATATAAATACAGATCTAAGATTATCTAAATTAGAATAATTTGATAGCGAGTATTGACAAGTACGCTGCATAGCGTATAATTACAAACATAACCCATTGGAGACTACCATGATTGTTGAAAACACTGTGATTCCGGTTCAGAATACTACTCTTGATAAGAGCAAAGCAGATATTTTCTTCTCTACCTTTCCGCGTGATAAGGTAGTAGCATACAAAGAATATTGGGAAAGTGTGCGTCCACAAAATGTGGAAGATATTTTTCGTCGCTATCTGTTTGCGTATTGCAGCGTACACACAACATGGAAGGGTAATTGTGCTGGATATAATGCTATCAAAAATTTTGACGAATGGGTTGATGATGAAAATCTCCTGAGAGAAAAACTTCACAAAAGCGGAGTTGGTCTACACAATAATCGTACTAAATATATCTGGGATTTTGCCACAAAGTTTTGGGCTAATCCAAAAGACTTTTATTTCACCGCAAAGAAGGGTCATGTCAAGAAGCGTGATTCTATTGTAAATAAGATTAATGGTATCGGTTTGGCTAAGGTTAGTTTTGCTCTTGAAATGATTCATCCTAATGAGGCACGAGTATTGTGCTTGGATGTTCATATGCTTCGTTTGTATGAAATGGAACATTTGAAGTATAACAAAAGCAAAAACGGCTCAACTACTTACAAGAAGGCTGAACGTCATTGGATGATTAATTGTGGGAAAAATAAAATCCCATCTTATGTTGCTAGGTGTGCTTATTGGGATAACTTGCAGGGCAAGGAAGATTCTCGTTATTGGTCTTACGTCTTGGAAGATTGACTGATTATCCATCCACTCCTTGTTTTAGATATTTTACCAAGAATTAATTCGCTTACCGTTACATATGACATATTGTGGGACTTGATAAATTGTTTTCTAGTTCCTTTAAAAGTTATATTTGTCATCATATTTCGGAAACAATAAATCGTATTATCTTTAGTTTTATTAGGAATATTAAGTTCTTCTTTTATTTCTCTTATAATTCTTCTTGCTACACTACCACCATAACCAAACTCAGTCTTTATAAATATTATAGTCTTAGTCGTGTTAAATTTTTTCCAATAATTTTTAATTACATTTTTCTGTTGTTTACTAACATTAATCCATCGTGGATTTTTATTTCCAGAACTATCTGGAAAACCACCCACAATAAATACTAAATTATAACTCATATTAGACGTTTTAATTTTATTCAAATATTTTTGTTCTGTTTTATAGAGTGATTTAGGATTACATAATTCAATAATATCGAATGAAAAATTTTGTTCTCCATATTTATTCCAAGCGTTTTGTAATTTTGGATTATTATGATTATTTTTACGCAAAGTGTGTCTGTGGTTGCCAAATCTACTAGTAATATCAATGCTTGAACCAATATAAAAATAGCCATTAACCAAATTAGTAATTTGATATATCCCGCATTGTTTCATTTTATGTCTCCATACATAAGACATACACCAAATAAGACTCAGATTGCTCAAAATTCTCTATCACATATTATATATGAATCAAAGGGGTTGGTATGACTAAACAAGAAAAACAAAAACTGATAATATTATATGGGGCTACTGCTAGTTTTATGGGTTCTTGTTTTTGGTCACACGATCAGTTTTTAGGATTATTATCAATAGGATTTATACTAGGATTTATGGTTAACGATACGTTCTTTATAAATAACTAAGAAAGAGGATAGTAGATATTGGAGTTTTGTACTAGAGTCATAAAAAGGTATAAAAGATACAGTTATAAATTTATTATTTTGTTTCGCAGTCTTGTCCTCTCACCCGTAGAAACTAATATATAGTAGGTAATTTTTCTATGTAGGTGCTTACATGACTAGTCGAGATAGAGAATATATTCTTTGGCTATCTAAAAGATTGATCAATAAATATAAAGAAGATCCAAAAATTTATGATAATGTTGTTGCCATCTTAGACAAAGATCAAAAACAATTAGCTTTTTATCAACAAACACATAGTTATATTGATAAGTATATATCTGCATCTATAGATAATCTAGATCAGATTAGATCGTCGTACAAACTCAGTATTGTTGATACGAACAAACAATACTCTTCTCAAACAACAATTAAAACGAACGAAATGTTTGAAAATCTTGATCTGAATACAATATTTTCTAAATCATGATAAATAGAAGAAAATTTTGCTTAGGAATATCTAGCCTCGGTCTTTTTGCCTCATCCACCGACGTTGCTTTCAGTTTAGATATTTCTGCAAACTATACCGCTAATGACAATAGTATCATATACCTTTTTTTAAATGGTGGCCCCAGCCATATAGAATTGTTTAATACTATTCCAGACAGCACATCAGATAGAAAATCAGTAATAGGAACAGCTAAAACAAATATAACTGGAATAGAGATTGGTGGACTTTTCAATAAGCTGTCTAAAGTAGCAGATAAATATACAATAGTTAGTAATTTTAAACACAGCGATCCCAATCACGACAGTGCTGTTCATTGGATGATTACAGGAGAAAGAACAACTCCAAATGCTCCGCCCAAATGGCCTAGTTATGGTAGCGTGATTAGTGCTATGTACGGGGTTAATAGTGAACCATATAAACTGCCAACTTATATTAAACTCAATAATATTCCTTATGATGGATCTGCTTGGTTGGGTGCTAAATATATGGGATATAGTGCTTCATCGGAAGGTGTTAAAGATTTAGAAGCAAAAGATAAAGAAAGATTCTCTCAAAAATTAAGAGTACTACAATCCATAGAAGCAAATTCTCCTATTGGTAATAGTATTAGAGCATCAAAGGATTGGATTGAACTTAGAGAACAAGCATCGGATGTATTAATGGGAAGTGCTGTTGAAGCATTTAAAATAGATCAAGATCCAGAATATGATAATTATAAAACTCATGAACTTGGTAGAAATATATTAACAGCCATTAGATTAATTGAGCGTGGAGTTAAATGCGTTACTATAAACTATGGCGGCTGGGATATGCACCAAAATATTTTGGATGGTTTTAATAAAAATGGACCAGTTTTAGATGAGTTTGTATCTAAATATATAGAATCGGCACAAAAAAGAAATCTTGATCATAAAAATATGTTTGTGATGAGTGGAGATTTTGGTAGAACTCCAAAAATTAACAAAGATGGTGGACGAGATCATTGGCCTCACATAATTCCACTATTTATTAGTAGTGCTAATTACGAGATGGGTAGAGTAATAGGAAAATGTGATTCTAATGCTGATCAAGTAGATGGAGAAAGTTTTGAGCCAGAAGATTTAAAGTGGACTATTCTGAGCCATTTGGGGCTTAAAAAAGATAATGTTTGGACAAGTATAGAAAACAGACCAATGACTATTATTAAAGAGGATGCTAAAAATATACTAGTATAAATTATGGGTACAAATGGAAAAGGTGATCGTCAAAGACCAAAGGGTATCTCATGGTTAACCTGGGATAAAAATTGGGAAAAAATTTTTGGAAAGAAACAAAAAAATTCAAGTTGGGCTGTTGACAAGCCGATAAAGCATGATAGAATGAAACAGTCGAAGCGAGAGGATCAGTCGCGTGACTGACTCGCAAAAGACGATTGGTTGATTACAAGATTTGGAGGTTGATTATGGCTGAAGTTACTAATGTTGAGAAGCAGACCCGTGTTCGTTGCAGCGATGAGCAGTTTCTTGAGGCGGTTTATTCGTCCAAGACTTATGCGGAAATTGCTGCTAAGACAGGACAAAAGGTTGCGAGTACGGCTGCTCGTTACGCTCGCACTAAGGCCGCTCTGGCTAAGAAGGGTATTGAACTTCCCTCTATGGAACGTGCAAAGCCCGCTAAGACGGTTGATAACGTCGAGGCTATGGCAGAGGTTGTCCGTCGCCTCAAGGCCGCTCATAACGGCTGAGAGTCGGTTGTATAAAACTATGGTAGTCGGCTACAACAGTTACAATGAGCGAGGCCACAAGCATAATCAACCTCAATCAGTGATTGTTGTAGTCGATTACTCATGGGAGCGTAGTCCAACGGCAGAGACATCGGACTTAAAATCCGTACAGTATGGGTTCGAATCCCATCGCTCCTATTAATTACGAATCATAAATTCAGCCTGAAAGGAAAACAAATGACCAAAAATAATGTTCTAGAATTTTACAATATTGGAACTCAGGTTAAACTTGAAAAAGATATTCAGGGAACTATTATTGGTGTAACTATTGGACCAAATAATGCAGTATCATATACTTGTGGGTGGTGGAACGGGCGATCTTATTGCACAGAAACTTTTATATCAGAACAAATAGAAGCACTTGTAACCACAGAAAAAACCAGAATAGGATTCGTCTGAACATGAACGAACATTCAAATCCTATCGAATTTCTTATTGATTTTGCTTGGGCAAATGGCGCTGATCGTTTTGTGGTTAATAATGCAAAAGATCAGTTAAAAAAAATGCAAGAAGATAGTGCCGATTCTCAAAGATGGTTTAGTTGCGAAAAAGAATTGAGCGAGTTGAGACAAGAACACAATAAATTATTGCAAATATTCGATAATCCCGTAGCGTATGCTAAAATTAATGATAGGCAAGATTTGTATGCTCTTAGATTAGGAAATAATCCTTGTGACGATCAAGATAAAGTTGTGCCACTTTATTCAAACAGACAAGAGTTTTTGACCGGAGATTGGAAAGGATACAATCACTATGGTAAGTTTACCAACTAGATTCTACAGAGGAATTGTTCATAGTGATCCAGATTTTAAGCATCCTAATTTTCGTTTCGTTCTTGTTGACACAGTAAAAGAAGTTCAGGATGAGTATGGGGAGTGGCATCTGGATATTTTTCATGATGCTACAGAATTTTTAATGCACGACCATGCTCTCGGTAATGTTTTTTATGGAATATATGGATCATACTGGATAGATATTCCAAAAGGCCCAATTAAATTGGGTGAAACAACCGATCTTAAAGAGGCTATTCATATCGCTCAAGAGATTATGGGATCAATCATTGTAGATAAAACTCATGATTAATTCGGACTATCTCATAGACTATAGCGATTGGTTTGATGAAGGCGGATATTGTCAGGTTTATCCAATAAAAGATAAAAAAGATTTGGTCTTCAAAGAATTTCGCAATAAAAAGAAAGCACAGGAGTCTTATAAGTATCACAAAAAACTAGCCAAGTTCGACCTTGCACCAAAAATATATAGCAAAATTTGTAGATTAGAATTTGCTCCAGAGGACGATCTTTATCAACCAGAACCTAGTGATTGGGGATATGTTACGGAACTGGCTAAGACTCATGCTGCTAATACAAAGATAAGTATGGCCGATATTCAGAATCTAGTTGAGGAAATATATTCTAAAACCGGATTAAAGTTCTGGGATTGCCATTGGTATAATGTTGGACTTGTCAAAAGGGGAAAAAAGAAAAGGGTTGTTTGTATAGATACTGGTAAAGAAAGTTTTGACGGAAATAGTAATGCTTGGGCAAACCCCGATCCTGGCCCAAAATGTTCGTACTGTGAAAAGTATGACTGTAATTGTGCTAGTTAGGTGTATCTGTATTGCAGAGTGAGAGTAATATTTCCTGAAATAAGGAGAGTGTAATGTCAAAAGATTTTGATGATATCTACAAGAAAATAGATCAATCTCACAAAGAACTACATAAACAAGATGTGCAAATTTCCAATATTTTAAACGACCTACACAAAAATAACGATAAAATTCTTAAAGAAATTAGTGATATTAAAAAACAAACAAAAGATATATCATATAAAATTGATCTAATACTTGAAATATTAAATAATTTTACAATAATGTTGGCTGAAGACGAAGATGAATTAGAAGATAATGATACTTACGATAACTATGACGATAATGACGATCCATCTTGGTTAAAAGACGACAGAGATTTTTGGCATAATGATGAGGAAAATGATGACGGTTAAAGACCTATGGCTAGTTTAGCATTAGCGGCCTCTATTATTATTTTATTAATATTATTGGTCGGGCCATTATCGTATCTTTGTGCTAGGATAGGATTTCCAAGATTTATAGTATACTTATTTAGTGGACTATCTATACTTTCTGGACTGTGGTTTATGACAATAGGAATACCAATATGGTATATAGGATTATTTCCGATATATTGTGGATATGTTAGTATAAAAAGAGTAAATAAAAATGACAAACTTTGAATCGTTTGATATTAGATTAGCAGTACTAATTTTTGTAACATATTTTATTTTGGATATGTTCTACGCTTATTATATTCTTTGCATAGAATCTCGTCAAAATTTAATGTCGTCTTTTATGGCCGGTATGATAACTTCATTATCAGCATTTGGTGTTGTTAGTTTTAGTAAAAATATGTTGTATATTATTCCACTATTTTTGGGTGCGTTTGCTGGTACTTATTGTACGATGAAATTAAAAGAAATCTTGCAATCCAGAAAGCGTAAGGTTGACAACGCGGAATGACGATGTATACTTGGGGCATCACAGGACACTTGGAGAAACACAATGAAACTTGCGGATCGAACGGTTGAGGTTCACAGTGCTGGTATTAACAGCAGCAATCAGTTTACCATCGCTCAAACGAGCAAAATGTTTAAGATCCTTTCGGATTCTCTTTATTCCGACAAGGTAATGGCAGTTATTCGTGAACTTGCCACAAACGCTTATGATAGTCATATTAGTGCTGGCAATAAGAATCCTTTTAAGGTGACGTTGCCTACTGCCGCTAATCCTAATTTTAGTGTGCGTGATTACGGCACTGGTCTTAGTCAGAAAGACATGGAGCATCTGTATACTACCTATGGTGCTAGTAACAAGAATGATAGTAACGATTTTGTGGGTTGTCTTGGTCTAGGCAGTAAGAGTCCGTTTGCTTATACCAAGAGTTTTACAACTACTTCTTATTTTAATGGTACTCAGTATACTTATATTGCGGCTATTGATGATGCTGGTGTTCCTACTCTGAATCTTATTCATAGTACGGATACCAAAGAGCCTAATGGTCTTGAGATTAGTTTTGCTGTTAAGCAATATGATTTCCAAGAGTTTAGTCAGAAGGCTATCAGGGTTTTTCATTACTTTAAGATGAAGCCGATTATTGAGGGCGGTGTTCATTGGGACTTTACCAAGGAATATAGTCAGCGTAATGTTGTGATTGATGGTGATGGTTGGAGGGTCTGCCGACTTAATAATGATAATATGAAGTTTCCAAGCAATTATTATCGTATTCAGAGCGGCGTTGTTGCTCTAATGGGTAATATTGCGTACCCTGTTGAAGTTTCTCATCTTATTGGTGAGGAAAAGGCCGAAACTCCAGATCATATTGCTAAGTGGAATCGTGCCTTCAACAAGGCAGATATTGCATCGTGGAAGGCTTTTGTTGGAGAAATCATTGGTCAGGGTCTTTATCTGGAACTTGATTTTGGTATTGGCGAACTTGAAATGGATGTTAGTCGAGAAGGTTTGCAGTATACAAAATCTGTAGTCAAGACTCTGAGAGAAAAGACCCAAGACATTTTCGTTGAATTGAAGAAGAATTTTAGTGATAAGATTGCTACTGCCAAAACCAAGATCGAAGCAATCCAGACCTATTATCAGATGAATGATCTTGCTGGTGGATGGGGTGTTGGTGCGTCGTGGACTGATCCATCTGGCAAAGATCACAGTATTAATTCTGGACAAGATATCGAATACAAGTTGGACAAGGAAGAAAATCTGTATGTATTCAACTATCGAACAGCAGGATATCGTTCTCGTCGCATGATCTATCTTACTGATAGAATCCATCACGACACTCTGACCGGCAAAGGCTACAATTATTGGAATAGTAGCGGCAAGAAGAATGGAGAGATGAAATTCTTCTGGTGTGATATTGCTGCTACGGAAACCGCTAAAAAGATTCTTACTCGATACTGTAACTCTAACGATTGTTTTGCGTATCTTATGGTACACACAAAGGATCACACCAATGTGAGTAGTGGTTTTAAGAATCTAGTCAAGGATGTGGGCGAAGATAATATTCTTAATGTGTCAGATTATCGTGATCTTCTAAAGACTACTCCTAAGAATCGCAGCACTAAGGGTAGTAAGGGTAGTGTTAGTGATCAAGAGATCTTTTTGATTATTGGAGACACAAAGAATACCAAGAGTCTTAACTATGACTATAACGATGCCTCTTACATGAAAAGTCTGAGTCAAAAAAGACTTGATGATCTTGAGAACGAGGACGAGATTGTTTATATTCCCATCGTTAGATATGCTGTTGAAACTGCTGGCAGTTATCCAGAAATCCATAGTCTTTATGGTCACAAAGATTTTCTAATCGAGCATAAGGTAATTGGTGATACAAATATCTATGCTATCAAAAAGAATGTGGTTGATCGTTTAAAGAAGGATGGGTACAACCTTGTGGATTTTAACACTTGGTTCAAGAAGCGGCTCAAGAAACTGAACGATACCAAGTTTAAGGATATTTATCAATTCAACGATCTTGTGCAAAAGTGCAAGAACGAGTATAACACCGACGATAAGATGGCTAAGGGATACCGCGAAGGCTATCTAGACAGACAATTCCTTTTCCATATTCTGAATGTTTTCGGGCTGGAATATGAAAAGTTTATCAATAAGAGCGAAATCGTGGACACTATCAATAGTCTAATGATTGTTGAGTTCTTTGCTGATACTATTCATCGTGGTACTTTTGATATCGCTAAGTTCAATAAAGATGATTATTACTCTCATATGACAAAGTTGTTGCACGATTTTGGGGTTAATGGTCTTGATAGTGCTAAGATTAAAGAGGCCAATGTAATCTACAATCAAATCAACGCTATGTTACTGAGCATTTATGATAGTGGTGTTGTTGGTGAATATCAAAAGATTTTCAAGCCTACCTCTAGTGGTCAGTATGATTGTCCAAAAATGGCCGATCTGAGAAAAACCATCAAAGTGGAGGTTGACAACAATCCGATGATGAAGTATATTATGTGTATCCATCCGGTTTCGGGAAACCTGAGAGAACTACGAAATGTTAATCCTCTCAAGCAACTTGATACCGAAAACTATTACAGCAGATCGGATGATCGTTGGATTAATAGGATGGATGATGGTCGTATCGAAGAACTGAAACTATCGTTTGGTCAAATTATTGGTTGATTTTCACAGGAAACAGGAGAAATAACATGAGTGTTCCTTTTATGTGGGTTGATGGTAATCTTACGTTGGTTCTTAATAATAGAACCTATCAGGTTTTGCCGGATCATATTAACTACAAGATGATTCTTGAGGCGTTGCCAACAGCGACCGCTGATGAACTTCTTGATATTGTTGATGTGGAAAAGGCTGTGGCTACTTTTAGTGATGGTCTTGTTGAGATTAAGAATGGTCAAGTCACCTACGAGGGTGAGGTTGTTCATGGTAGTATCAGCAAGCGTATTCTTGAGTTTATGAGCAAGGGTCTGCCTTTTCAGCCTCTTGTTAATTTCCTTAATAATTTGATGGAGAATCCTAGTATGCAGAGTCAAAAGGAACTCTATGATTTCCTTGAACATGAGCATCTGCCTATTACTGAGGATGGTCACTTCTTGGCTTATAAGGCTGTTAGGAATGACTACATGGATAAGTATCGTGGAACATTTGATAATAGGGTTGGCAAGATTTGCAAGATGCAAAGAGCCAAGGTTGATGATGATCGTGCTAGGGGTTGTTCTAATGGGCTTCATGCTGGTGCATTGAATTATGTTGCTGGTTACGGGTCTGTGGAAAGTGGTGATCGTATCGTGATCGTCAAGATTAATCCGCGTGATGTTGTTAGCGTTCCTAGTGATTGTAACTATGAGAAACTTCGCACTTGCCAATATGAAGTTGTTGGAGAGTATCAAGGCGAACTTCTCAAGCCTCTTTATTCGGCTAACTTTTCTGAGGACGAGTATGCTGATTATGAGGATGAGGACGATTATGATCTCGACAATGATTACTGGGATCAGTTTGATGATGACGAGGATGATTACGAGGACGAGGATGATTACGACAACTCGTACCCTGGCTGATTAAGGTTAAAGGAATAGTCTGGGGACTGGACTAGTTAGTGCTAAGTCTTAGGGTTCGATTCCCTAATTCCTTTTATATTGCTAATGACGGTAGAGGTTGCTGTCCCAATATACATTTTTATTTACAGGAAATGGTGAAGTATGTTTAGTGATAATATTGGTTTTAATCCTTTTGACAAGAATAATAATGTTCATGCTGGCGGTAATGCTCACAATAGGGGCAGGTTTTTGAATTCATTTAATCAGAACCATATTTATGCTTATAATGGCGATCCTCGAAAGAAGATCAGCAGTATGAATCATACAGGATTTTTGGACGATGCTCTTACTGCTAACGTAGAAAAAAATTCCGATGTTTACTTCTACATCAATGGTGGTCGCAAAATGTACGCGATCAATGAGTTCTCTTGTTGCTTCTGCGATATGGATGCTGGTCGAGACAACGAAGGCAAGTATTTTAAGCCCAGCGTTGTAATGCAGAAGAAGAAGCAGTTTCTTGATAAGATCAATAACTTTCCGGTTGCTCCTAGTTGGGTAGTTGATACTCGTAACGGATATCAGTGCTACTGGATTTTTGATGATCATTCCCGCAAACTTGTTGGCAAAAATAAGACATACTGGAATGGTCTACAAAAGAAACTAGTAAATTACTTCGGTGGCGATCCAAGAGCGATCAAGGCCAATCAGATTTATCGTGTTCCTTATACTTGGTGGCGTAAGTGCTGGGAGAAGAAGGCTCCTTATTTTACCAGTATTCTTCCTGGCTCAACTGGTCAAAAGATTCAGGTTGAACAATTACAGTCCGCTCTTACTGGTCAGACCACAAATATTGTGATTGATCCGGCGAAATGCAGCGACGAATGGTACAAGGGTTATGCTAAGGCTTATAAGAGAGCCGACGAGAATGGTTTACCAGTGCCAGTTGATGTTGCTCAACAGATTCTTGCTGAATTAACAAATTCTGGTAGAAATAAGTTTACTAATCAAGTTCTTGATATGCCAATGAATAACGCCTGTTCTTCAGTCAAGAATGTTTATAACAATGATGATGAGGATACTCTGGACGATGAGTATGTTGGCCGAAATAAGGCTTACGGAGAACCGCAGCCGGTTGAGCCAGTTTCATGCGACGGGAAGGGCTGTTTAAACCTGACCCACCAGCAGACCAAACTTTTAAAAACGGTCGTGGAGTACCTCAATCAAGCGTCCACAGCGTTGTATTTCAGCAACAACCGATTCCTGAGTAGTGCGGCAAAAGACCTTGCTGCTCAACTTGGTGATCAATTTTGTGTGGGGTGAAATGTGCATGATCCATATGATGAGGATGATGGATATGATGATGATCATTATGATTATGACAATAACGATCAATACGATCCATATAAGTTCTATTTTACATTCAATTTAGATCAAAATACTCCTTTATCAGACTGGATCACTAAAATGATTAATGATATGATTCAAAATCCAGAGATCAATGATTATAAAATCACTAATATACCTGGATTTCCATCGTATGTGTTTCCTGTGAATAGTTGGAATCCCAATACTGCTGGAAAAAATACTCCACAGTATTTGGGATCCAATTACTACAAGGAGCCGGTTTGGAAAAGCAAATATTTTGCTTACAACCCATTTGATGTAGAGTACAAATTTCATCTTCAATCAAACGCCGCACACTTTTTGCAACAACCAAAATATTATAAAGGATTATTTGAAATCTTAAATTAGGGATTTTTATGTCAAAATCAGAGTGGTTTGTTGTTCCAAATATAGATGAATTTGCCCTTAAAGCTAGATCAATAGTCTATGCCAACTTTGGGTCATGGGAAAATAATGACAACTACAATATTCTTATAGATAGTCTAGAAGAAAAAGATCAAGAGGAATTAGATAAAATACTTTCTCAGCAGGAATCACTGGTAATAATAATAGAAAATCTTAGAAAAGAAAAAAATAAACGAACAAATAAAACTAGGTATGTTCTCAATGATCAAATTTTTGCAGACATTATAGCTAAATTGAATGAAAGAATGGTTAGTAATATTATAAGTAATTTAGTCCAAAAAGGTTTGGTCGAAACAGCATTTGATAGTGAAGCAAACGACTTTGTTTTTTGGGTAAAAGAAAATGAATCAAATATTGAAAAAGAAAAACCTGAAACCGATTGAGTCTGATGTAAACTTCAAGTATAGATGCCCAAAACCAGAGTGCGGTTACTATCATTGGCTTTCACTAAAAGAAGCTCAAACAAAAAATTTTAAGATAGTCTGCGACTGCGGAACGGTATTTAAGCCGAAACAAATATCAATAATAAATATTGTATACGCAGAAGACGATAGTACAAAAAAAGATTTACCAAAACAATCTGACTCACAAAAACTAGAGAATAACAATGCAGACAATTCTGATATATTAACTATCTCAACTAATATTCCCAGTATGCCAGAGCAACTAAATAATAAGTGTGTCAAACTATTAGTAGAATATGGATTTACAGAACAAGAATCAAAAAAAATTGCGCAAAATGCTTATAAAAAACTGCAAATAAACGATCCAGTATGCTTGGTAAGACAAATTATGCAAAAATTGGAGGAATATGATGAATAGTCTAAAGAGGCCGATATCTTTCGAAGAAATTATAGGACAGAAAAACGTTGTTGACAGGCTAAGAATATCCACAGTAGCATGTAAAAAAACCAACGGAGTTTTACCGCATGTTTTAATAGACGGCCCTCCCGGACTTGGTAAAACAACTATTGCTGGGGCAATAGCGAACGAAATGGAGGTTAATCTTTATACGGTTAACGCCGCTAATCTAAGGAGTGTAAAAAATATTATCCCGTATCTATTAAGAATGACGCACAGAGCGGTATTTTTTATAGATGAAATACACAGGCTCTCTAAATTAGTAGAAGAATTTCTTTATCCAGTAATGGAGGATTTTAAGATAAATATTATTCTTGATAAAGAACCAGAAGAAATAGATATACCAATGTTTACCCTTGTTGGAGCAACAACGAGTGGAGGTAGTCTTAGTCAACCGTTCTATGATCGTTTTCAAATTAAGGAACATTTATCGTTCTACTCAGATAATGAACTAGCCAAACTAGCCGGATTGAATGCCACTAAATTAGGATTAGTCATAGCGGATTCAGACCTTTTAGAAATAGCAAAAAGGAGCAAGGGGACTCCAAGAATATTGAACGCTAGACTACAATGGTATAGTAATTATATTTCTTGTCATCCAAAAGGATCTTATTCTGTTGATGATATTTTTAATGTTCAGGGAATAGATAGTCTAGGTTTGGATCTATATGATAGAATGTATTTGGATATTCTTAAAAATAATAAAGGAAATCCACTAGGTCTTAAGTCAATATCTTCGTTAACCGGAATAGCAATTGAAACAATAGAAAATAGCATAGAACCATATCTAGTTAGAAAAGAATTTGTTGTTAGAACCCAAAAAGGAAGAGTTTTAGGTAAAATATGATAACTGTTCCAAACGAGACTATCGCAGCCATAGCCTATAATCCATTTTGGCAATCTGAAGATAATATAAATAAGATTTTTTGTTCTCTTAAATATAAAAACTCTAGAGATTGGTTCACCAATCATGCTTATCATTGTCTTCCTTTAGTTATTGGTAACCAATATGGTTTTGTTGTTAAGTCTATTTACGATTTTGAGGTAGAGTGGAACGGTGGAGATTCAGTAGATGATGTGAAAGTAAAAATTCTTAGTGACCAAGATACTTATACAAAAAATCATAATCTACAAAATATAAATTCCCATTTCGGTATGGGTGTTGTTACTGTTCAGACAGCATTCTCGTTGAGAACTCCGCCAGGAATTAACCTGATTACGATCAATCCACCAAATTATTTTATTGACGGATTATATCACATGACTGGTGTTGTGGAAACTGATAATCTACGAAGGGATTTCACATATAATCTAAAATTAACTAGACCAAATTATAAAGTTACTGTAAAAACTGGAGATTATATAGGATGCTTTATACCGTATCCAAGACATTTTATTGATAAATTTGAAATAGTAGATAGCAAACAAATTTTTAATGAAAAAGAAATATCAGAGGAAATGCAGTGCATGATAGATTTTGCCAAGGAAAGATCGGAGTATGATAAAAGTAAACCAAACCATAATGGCAAGAGGTATTGGCGTGGCGAAGATATTTATGGAAATAAATTTTCTGATCATCAAATATCTCTAGATAAAAAATGAAAGTCGCACTCTGTTTATCTGGACAAACTAGAAATTTTCAAAAATGTTTTGATAGCCAGAAAAAATATATACTATCAGTATTAAACCCAGATATTTTTATTCACACATGGTCTTACAGAGGTACTTCGAAACTTCTTCCGTGTCATTGTAAAGAATACAACATATTAGATTTTCAAACGCATCTAATACCAGAAAACAGAACTCATGCTCAAAATTTATTAGAGTATTATGATCCTAAATTTTGTCTTATCGAATATCCTGATCATAAGTTTTTTTTAGATAAAATAAGTAGCTCAAAAACTCAGAACGCAAAATATTGGTTTAATGGATTGATGATGTATTATAGCATATATATGAGTAATTCTTTAAAAAAACAATATGAAACATTCGCTAATTTTACTTATGATCTAGTTATTAGATGCAGAATGGATCTATGCTTTGAGGACGCAAATTTCGGAGACACAGTAAAAGACGCCATAGAAAACAACACAATATATCTTGCGCCAAATGAAAATATAGACAGACCCTTCAACCAACAAATGAAAAAAGAACTAAATCATAAAGGTATTTCATATATGCCAAATGATCAGTTCGCATACGGTAGTTCGGAAGCTATGGACTATTATAGTAGCGTATATACAAAATTTGCAGATAATATCGATTATGCTCCCCACCACGGAGAAGCAACACTGTCTGTACATTTATGGAAAAAAAATTATTCTAAATTTAAAATAATCAAGACTAATCCAGATATTAAAATGAAAATAAATTCTTGGTAATAAGTTATAAAATAAAACCACAATCAGCATATGGTCAGACTATCAATGAAAAATAAAATGATAAAAAATCTTATTGTAGCAATAATACTTTTAATAACAAACTATGTCTATGCCGCCCCGTCTATCGTGGCAAATAACTACGCAGATGCGACTGCTTTATCGAAAGAAATAGATTTACCAATATTGGTAATTTTTTCTTCTGCTGATTGTAGATTTTGTGATCTTCTAAAAAATAATATGCCAGTAACGGAAGATTTAATTATTTGTTTTGTTGACTATAATAATAACAAATCATTAGTTAAAAAATATGGAGTTTCTCTTATTCCAGATTCTTTACTAATAGATAGCAAAGGTAAAATTGTAAAAAGATTAAAAGGATTTAAAGATAAAAAAACATATACTGATTGGCTAAATCAATGAAATTTTTTGGCATAGAATTATTTGGAACACGATCATCTGGTTGGACAAAATTAAGAAAACAATATCTATCAAAATTTCCAAAGTGTGCTGCTTGTGGACGATCCAGCAAAGTGGAAGTCCATCATATAATTCCAGTTCATGTAGACTCTGACAAAGAACTGGATCCAGACAATCTAATCACACTATGCGATGATCCCTGTCATCTACTGTTTGGTCATTTAATGCATTATAAAAGTTGGAATGAAAATGTTGTACAAGACTGTGCGATGTTTTATAATAAAATATTAAATAGACCTTACAAATAATTACTTATACCAAGTAATAAACCTGTGATCCGCCACAGTTCGCTCAAGCCAATCTTTATTTTGTGGAATATCATGGTATCTATTATGGTTAAAAAACTTTAGATCATCAAAATACTTATTGTTCGAATCATTGTAAAAATCAAAACCATAAATATCCACACTACTAGCTTTGGATCTAATAATATGATTTAAAGCCGCATTTCCAGAAAGAGGTCTCGTCGCTTTCGAAGTTTTATTCCCTAGTCTTAAAGATCTAACTATATTTGATGAATATATAAATTTATTTTTTAAATTATAAAATTTTAACATATCATATAAATATTGTTTTTTTTCTACGCTTAAATACCAAGGATTAAACACAATTAATTTAAAATCTATTTTATTTGACAAGAAAAGTAGTAGTTTAGACAAATCTTCCCAGTCGCATGTACTTAAGTTGTAATATAAAATATGTATTTTATCTTTTAAGTATGTTTTATATATTCTATTTATACCTACAACTAAATCATATGATTGATATTGTATATCATAATTTTTAATTGATGGACCGTTACCCAATAAACAAACTTTTTTATTGAGATAAATATTATTAGATACTATCATTGATTATATCCGTTAAACTAGAAATTGCTTTGTCGTCTATAAATATATCATAAATAGGCTTTCCAAATCTAAGCTCATGGTATTTTACGCCCCACTCATCAAATTGAGATATGGTTATATCCCGCCAGTCTATACCTGTTCCAGAGCCACGAGCTGTCCAATATACGATGGTATTTCCTTTATCAAATAATGAATTTGCAATTTTTATATTATCTTTTATAGGAGTAGCTTTGGAATAGTCTTGATCAAGATTATAACAAATTGTATTATCTATATCAATAAATATAATCATTATTTAACCTTAATTTTAGTAAATGCTCTACAATTATCCAATCACTTGGTTCATCTATTTCATA